TGGACCGTTTCCTGCTTCTCCAGCTCCACCACCGCCGGAGCCACCATAAAATGTTCCTGATCCGGTTCCACCGTCATTACCTTGACCGACCGTACCGTTTCCTGCATCTCCAGCACCTGAACCACCATCAGTACTTTCAGATGAATGACAACCACTACCTGCACCTCCACCGAAAGCAGATAACGTATTAAATCTACTAGTTTCACCTATAGCACCGGTTTGAGAATTTGTTGCTCCTTGCCCACCTTCACCAACAGTTACCAAATAATTACCTATAGAAGAAGCTGTAAAATTACTATCAAGTACACCACCAGCGCCTCCACCTCCACCAGCCAGGTTACACCCAGATTGACCGCCATTACCCCCTCCACCACCACCTACAATAAGATATTGAATAGTATTATAAGATGCAAAGTTAGATAAACTAGCAATGTTAAAAACATCGGAACCCGTACTACTGAAAGTGTGAATTTTATATCCGGACGCATAAGAAATAGTTCCTCCTGTGGCACTTATATAAGTAATGCCTGAAGTCGGGGAAACAGTTCTTGTCGGTGTCTGAGTACGTGTTTGAGTTTGAGTTCTTGTTTGTGTAGGTGTGGGTGATACAGGTGTCTCTGTAGGGGTAACTGTAGGTGTTCTGGAACTGGTTGACGTTCTAGTATTGGTTGCCGTTCTAGTTTGTGTTGCTGTCTGTGTAGGTGTAGGTGTTAAAGCAGGTAAACTAAATCTAGCTCTTAATGCATTAAAACTAGTTTCTATTTGCGTTTGAGATAACGCAATATCATATACTTTAAACAAAGCTATATCACCGTTTAAATATTCACTGTCAGCAGCTCTTCCCAATTCAACTTCTCTATTAGTTGAAAAA